GTCACCTTTTTGAACGTTTTCAGCACAAAGCACTTTCGCATTAGATACCGTTTCCTGGCCGTCATCGCCCATGAAAAGCTCTTGCACATCTTCCCAGCGTACTTTGATTAACTTGCTGCTGGTTGATGGCTCGCCGTATTCATTCTGGCCGGTGACATAGTGCCATATGGCTGGTTGGTTAAGATATCTGCTTATCATTTTGCATCAACTCCATAACTTTTCGAGCCCAAACCCTGTCGGATTCTTTTTCCTTTTCGCTCAAATCCTCGTACGGGGTTTCAATTTGTCTTTGCCACCGCTGTATGTTTTCAGAGGTAAGATTGTCCAGCATGTACCGTGTCCAATGCGCCCATTGCTCATGTTCAAGTGCTGCAAGTTTTTCAATCAAGTTATCATCACCGCCCCTATCAGCCAAGGCCGAAGTAGTTCCTTTGCTTCCTGGCTTAATAGTCCTTTGCCAGCACCAGCAGCAAAAGTCTCGCTCATGTTGCCCAGCGAAAAAGACTGCACCCCTTCCTGCTGGAGCTTCCTACGCTGGCTGTTTCCGCTTTCGAGTATGGCAAGGGCTTCTTCACAGCAGGCTTCCTGGACTTCTTTGGGTATCTCGGTATCCGGGTGCCTGGGAAAGGCCAGCTCCTGCTCCGGATTCGTCTTTCTCCCTCTCAAGAGTTGCCGGTCTATTGCTCTTGTTGCTTGCTTGAGGGCTTTTTCTTTCGTGCTTTCGTCTGCTTGCCCCCAGCTTTCGGCATGGAGGCGGTTTTTGAAGTATTCGTCTGCGTATTCGATTGTGCAGTAGCTTTCTGACATTTTTCCTCCGCCTCCTTCTTTGCTTTTTCTGCCTGCTCCCTGCGCATGCGCTGGAAGCCGGTAATATCGATTGACATTTGTATCACCTCACTGAATCAAAAGGAGAGGGCCGATTAAAGCCCTCTCTTTCATCGTTTATTCCTGCGGATCCTCGACGACCTTGATCAGGAAGTGGTTCTCCGTTTTGACCGTATACCCCATGATGCTCACGGTCTGGTTGCTGCCATCCACGTTGACGTTGATCTTTACGGTTTCGTCCTCTTCCCAGGTGTCACCGAGCGTGACGGTGAACTCCCCAACGCCGTTCTCGAATTCCAGGTCGAATGTCACATTGGTCCCGGCGCTTCCGGGAGTGTCGCCGTTGATGGAAAGCGTCCCGGCAGAGGATCCATTGTCAACGGTCACCTTGCGCTTGCCGTTGAACCATTCCATGACCTTTGTCTTGGCCTGATTCATCAGCTTGACAGTGACAGTCACGCTGTATTCGCCTTCTTCAGGATTTGCCTCGCTCGCTGTCGGCGTCAGTGCTGGGTCGGTGCCGTCATCCCCAGTCATAGCCGGGAGGACAACAAATGCCATGTCGCCCCCGGCCGCATCCTCTAACCCCTTCAAGTGGTCGTAAAACTCATTAGGGGTGTAGGTGAAACGCTTTAAATAATCAAGGTATCTCATCTCATCACCCCTTAACCCTGAGATACAGCAGCAAGGCGATGTTTGAACTGCACTATTCTGACGTTCTTCGGCTCATACACCCTCTTCCAGTTCTTGTAGTTGGCAAGTTCGGCATTGCTCGGTGTTGCGCCTGTTACGGAATCGTTCTGGAAAGCCACTCCCCTCGGATGGAGGATGAAGTGCCTTCTGTGGATGAGAATATCATCGCCAGCCAGAGCATCCCTTGCGGTTTCTACCGGCACGGGAGCTCCGCCCTCGCCCCAGCCAAAGGCACCGGCCCCGAAGATGTAAGTTGTGTAAACGCCGTCGCCGGATACCGGCAGGCTATCGTCAACCACAACAGGCTTACCAAGGAAGGTCCTGACTGCAGGCTTTCCTTCAGACGGGGGAATGGTTTCAATCAGGTCATCCTTCGTCAGCTTTGCCACCGTTGCGCTGTGCATAGCAAAGCCGGTCAACTTATCTGCATTGTCGCCCAGCTTATAGATTGCATCAACTGCGGTCCTAGCATCAATTACAGCTGCCTCTCCAGCTCCTGCGGAAATATCGTGCTGGTTAGTGTCCATTTCTGTATCATCGTGACCAAAGATACCATCAAGCGTCTTAATCAGGATAACATTAAATCTCCTTGCCCAATATTCGGCCACCAGGTCACCGATAGCTGCCATCGGGTCATCACCGGACAGGGCTTTAGCAAGGTCATTTACGCTCCATGCACGGCCTCTAGCCAAGAGAGCTGCCACGTCCTGGGCCGCTTTGATCTTGCCGACAGTCAGGGCTGTCTGATCGCTCAACACTTCATCGTTACCTGTCAGGTCTTCCCAAAACGGCATGTTGATTAGCTTGCCGCCGGAGCTTGCCAGTCTGTCCAGTTCAGGGTTCCTGGCGATTATTCCGCTCTGATAAAATGCGGATAGTTCTGCCGTACGCTCTATAACGTACGGATTAAATACCTCAGGAACAATAACGTCACTGATTATGGTTTTGGTTACAGTCACCTTTCATCACCTCATGATTTTTTACTTTACTCCCGCCTCTGCTTTCATCCTCGTGGCTTTGGCCGGATCCTCCTTCAGGATTTTACCCTGCTGCGTGAGATTAAACGTCTCCGGCTTCCACGGGTTAACTTCAGGGTTGCCAGCACCTGGCGGGTTTGTGCCTCCCCCTACTTTGCCGGAATCTCCAAAGAGGTACGGGTCAGATTG